GATCAGGTGACCGCACAGCCTTTGTTGCGCAGGGTGTATGAGCATCCTGTGATCACTGCTATGGAGTCTCATCGTGGGCGTTGGCGTGACGCTTGGTTGATGGTGGCACCGTGGGGTGCAACCTTGGCAGCTTTGTACCGGCCATCGTGGCAGACGCTTCTGATTCTCGTTCTAGCGTATGCGCAGCTTCTTGTTGCTACTGACACTGTGAGGCTGTTGCACACGGCTGCTGGGCCTGTGATGGCCTTAGCGGCAGCGCAAGTACTACCAGTGCAGTGGATACCGTTGATACTTGTCGCACACTTCTTCTGGTGGAGAAAGCCCGAGGTTATCTGATGCATCACGAGGTTCTCGAATGGGTGCAACGATGGGTCCCATCAGGGCCATGCAACGTTCTCGACGTTGGCGGCAGAGATATAAACGGTTCACCAAGCTACCTTTTCCCCAGTTCAACATTAGAAATCATTGATCTAGTTGATGCACCTGGTGTCACATGGGTTGGCGACGTTCTCGATTACGGCAACGAACAAAAATTTGATGTTGCGTTGCATCTTGAGGTTGCGGAGCACACACCGGATTGGCCACTACACATTGCACACATGAAAAACCTTTTGGACCACAGAACAGGCTTGCTCATCTTCACAGCAGCATGCTACGAGCGCACACCACACAGTGCTTCTGATGGTGGCCCACTCCAACAAAACGAGTACTACCTGAATATAGACCCCGACAACCTTTCTGTAATCCTCACACGCAACTTTGCAAAGCATGTGATTGATGTGCAGGGGAATGATGTGAGGGCTGCAGCATGGAGATGAACGCATGACAATTACCAATGGTTATCTCACACAAGCTGAAGCACTTGCCTATGTTGGGCAGAACCTTGTGCAAGACACAAGCCTTTTGGATGATGTGGTTACGTCGAGCTCAAGGATGATCGACCGTTATTGCGGGCGAGAGTTCTTCCAAGTGACCGAGGCTCGTACGTTCGCCACATCTGATGACATCTACTCACTAGGTTTCGGTTCGTTTAACGACCTTGTGAGCGTCACGACACTTAAGACCGACCCGACCGGCGCAGGCGTTTACTCCACGACTATCGGTGCGACAAGCTTTCAACTGTTGCCGTACAACGCATCGCAAATGTCTGAGCCATACGAATCGTTGCAACTTCTCGGTGGTGTCCAGTGGCCAGTGCCAACGTTCAACATGCGGCAAAACACGGTTGAGATTACTGGTGTGTGGGGGTGGCCTTCCGTGCCGCTTGATGTGAAACAGGCGTGCAGGATTATCGTGGCCGAGATCGCAAAGCTTGAATCAGCACCGCTCGGTGTTGCAGGCTTTGGCGAGTTTGGTGTTGTGAGGGTTTCACAGACAATGCCACCAAGGGCCCGCCAACTCCTACAACCGTACAAGCACGGAAGTAACTTCGGTATCGCATGAGTTACATCACGAACGGCGAGATCAGAGAAGCATTAGCGCAAGCGATTAACGCAGTGCCAGGGCTCAACATTTACCGGTTCCCGCCGGAAGATGTAAACCCGCCATGCGCTTTCATCGCAGGGTTTACGATCACACCGCTCACGTTCGATGGGAACCGTGAAACAAAGGTTGATGTCACCGTTGTTGTCTCGCACAAACATGTTGACCAGATTGTCACCCTTGACGCAATGCTCGACTCTGATGGTGCTTGGTCGGTGGTTGACGCTATCGAATCCGCTACGCCTCCTGGCATGAACTTCTTTGTCGAATCCATCGGCGGTTACCGTGAGCTCACCGTTGCCGATGTGGCCTACTACGCTGCAGATATCAACGTGACGGTGCGAACATGAGTGCAGTTGATTCGTTCGGTTTTAAGATGATCGCATACGGTGACAACCTCACCGACGTAAACCGCAAGGCGACGATTGCCGCTGCGCTTGTTTACAAGTCTGGTGTGTTGACATCTGCCGCTAGTTTCCTTGGCTCGGATCTGCGATTCAGCGTGTGGAAGAAAGCACCCGCATACGGGCCGTCACCGAGGTTCGGCGCAGGGTTCGAGGTTGGTGGCAGCAAAGTTCACGCAAACGCACTGTTGAAGGCTCGGCCTTTAGGCATGTGGCGGTTGCTAGAGAGTGGTACGAGAGAGGCAACTCACCCGATTAAGCTTCGCAAAAAGCAGGGCAAGAAGGTGATGAGTCGTGGCGGTCAGATATTCGGTACTACTGCAACGGTGCGTGGTATGAGAGGGCAGCAGTCGTGGTCGAACGGTATCCGTTCAAGCCAAGCAGGTGCGATGCAAGCGTACAAACGCACACAGAAGTTTGCGTTGTTGGAAGCTCACCGCAAGTAATGCGCATTCTTGTTGTTCATCCCGGCCCAAGCTTCTCAGTACAAGATGTGTTTGATGGTTGGTGCGAGGGTTTCACAGAATTAGGCCATGAGGTCCAGCAGTACAATTTGGGTGACCGTTTGACATGGGGTGCTATTGCGCATCTGGGTTTGGATGACGGCAGCTTCATCAAAGCATTTCCCGAAACTAGAGATGTTTACAGCTTTGCGATTAGTGGCCTGCCGCAATCGGTGCTGTATTGGTGGCCGCAACTGATTGTGTTTGTTAGCGGTTTTACGGTTGACCCGCAGTTTCTTGAGGTTTGTCGTGGGCGTGGTATCAAAACAGCGTGCGTGATGACAGAGAGCCCGTATGAGGAATCACGCCAGTTGTTGATTGCACCGCACTTTGATGCTGTGGCACTCAACGATCCCACGAACATTGCGCAGTATTCGACGCTGACAACAGCGGTTTACACACCGCACGCATATCGGCCTGACATCCATTTTGAGGGTGATGTGCCGGAGAGTTACCGCAGCGAATGTGTGTTTGTTGGTACGGGTTACCCGTCGAGGGTTGCTTTCCTTGAGCGGTGCAACTTTGATGGCATTGATCTTGCGTTGGCTGGTAACTGGCAGAACGTGCCAACTGTCCTGGCTAATCGTGTGGTGCATGACATTGAAGACTGCATCGACAATACGGATACGGCAATGTTGTATCGGGGTGCGCTCACATCGTTCAACATTTACCGCACCGAAACCAATGGTGATGTGGTTGATGGTTGTGATGGTTGGTCTGTTGGGCCTCGTGAGATCGAGCTTGCAGCGTCTGGCACTTGGTTCGCACGGCAGTCTCGTGGTGAGTCTGATGAGCTCTTTCCGATGCTCCCAACGTTTGAAAGTCCAGAGGAGTTGGGCGAATTGATTCGGTGGGCTTTGTCCCATCCTAAAGAACGGGCGGCTGATGCTGCTCTAGCAAGAGCGGCGGTCGTTGATCGCACGTTCCCGAGTAATACCCGCAAGCTCATTAGTGCTTGTGGTTTCACAAACTGAAAGGCAATTCTCATGGCTAGTGGAATTAGTGGAAGAAAAGGCCGTGTTTACATCGATAACACAATCGGTGGCACCGGTGTCGCAGTACCAATCGCAAACCTGAACACATGGGGTTTGGATGCAACAACCGACAAGACGGAAGTCACCAGCTTTGGTGACACCTCGAAAATTTACACCGTCGGTTTGCCTGACAGCAGTATTTCCTTCGCAGGGTTCTATGACACTGCTGCAACCCAGTACAACGTTTCGGTGAGCACCGCTACGGGCCGCAAGTTCTACTTGTACCCGTCGACTGACAATGCGTCTTACTTCTTCGGGCTTGCGCACTTTGACCTGTCGATCACGCAGACTGTTTCCGGTGCTGTAGAACTGAGCGGAACTGGCTCGGCATCGAGTTCTGTTAGCAACGTTGGTATCTGATCATGGCTGACGAGTGGGCCGTCAACCTTCCAGACAAAAAGCAGGTCAGACTTTCTGACTTCACGCTTGATGAGCTGGTACAACTCGAAGCGGATTGTGATGAGGAGTGGTGGGCGCTCCTATCGCACCCGTTTAAGAGTGCAAAGAACGCCAAGTACATCTATGCGGCAGCATGCGCCCAGCAAGGCGTTGAGCCTGCTGTGCTAACAGTGCGAATGCTGACCGACGTATTCGTTCAGGTGCCGGATGATCTGCCTGATATTTATGAGGGCAGTATCCCAAAAGCGGAGGACGCTCAACAGACAGCTGGACCGTCTGGTGTGCCCTCCGATTCTCCTGGACCCCAGAACAAACCCGAAGCCTAAGCATTCGGGAACTAAGACTTCTTAGCGAGGCGGTGAGCAGTGGCTCTACTTGAACGGTTGCAGATCCTCATCGACGCTGATGCCAGTGGTGCTGTGCGTGAGTTTAAGAAGATTGGCAACACTGCTGATCGTGAGCTCGGCAAAGCTACAAAGTCAATGGATCGCATGGGCTCGAAGCTAACCAGCTTTGGTGCTGGTGCGGTCGTTGGCGCTGCGGCATTGGGTGCCGGTTTGGCGATGTTTGCAAAAGAGGCTGCGGCAGCTGAAACGCAGCAGTTGAAGCTGACTAACTCGATCAAGAACAGTAGTGCTGCGTTTCCCGGTAACGGCAAAGCTTTGCGTGACCAGGCATCAGCGCTGATGAAAGTAACTGTTGCTGATGATGATGCGATCGTCTCGGCTCAAGCACTCCTTGTGCAGTTCGGTCGAACATCAAAAGAGACTGAAGCGCTGACACCGCTTGTGGTTGATCTTTCACGCAAGATGGGTGTGGACCTTGACGCTGCAGCGAAGGCTGTTGGGAAGAGTTCTGATGGTTCGTCTGGTGCGTTGAAGAAGATGGGTATCGAGGTCGTGGACCTTGGCAACGGTGCTACCGCTACTGAGAACACGATTGCTGCGCTTGCTGGTTCTGTGGGTGGGTTTGCTGAATCTGAAGGGCAAACATTTGCCGGCCAGATGGAAATCATGAAGAACAAGTTTGGTGAGCTCAAGGAGTCTGTCGGTAAGGGCGTGCTTGATGTAGTTAACCCGCTACTCAACATCGGTGCAACAGCAGGCGACATCAATCCTGCTATCGGTGAAACCGCTGGCAAGCTTGCAACCATGGGCGCAATCGGCGCAGGCCTAGTCGGTTCATTGTCCGTCGGTACTGGCGCTGTTATCAAGATGCGTGACCAGTTCACACAAGTATCAATGGTTGGCGGCACCGCTACACGTTCACTCACAGGTGTTGGCAAGGCCGCTGCAGCCATCGGTGCTGTTGGCGCAGCCATCGTTGTATACCAGCTCGCCAAGGCTTTGGACGAAGCGAGTGTCAATGCTGCAAAGGTTGAATCAGGGCTTGCTGCGATCAGTTTGCAAGCTGCGCAAGGCGGCGGTGTCACAGCTAAATCATTTGCTGATCTTGCTAAAAGCACAGACGGTGCAATCGACAAGCTTTCAGACTTTGGTGATCGCACACTCGATGTTTTCAACTTGTCGAAAACATCTGGCACGTTCAAACTTGATGGTGAAGTCATCCAGATCGATAGCGCTACCGCTGCTCTCAACAAACTCAAAGCAGCAGGTGATACCAAAGGTTTGCAAGGTGCTTTGGATCTGCTCAAAGGCGCTGATCTTGGCACGGGTGGCGGCGTTGAAACACGCCAACAGCGCAAGAAGTTTGAAGAGTTCTTAACCAATACTGAAAAAGGTTTAACTGATAGCGGCAAAGCAGCTGAACTAAACGCCGGACAGTTGGACGAGACCACTAGCTCAATGGAGTCTTTGACTGCTACGGGCAAGATTTATGATGCGCAGTTGAAGTTCATTGCTGATACTCAGAAGCTTGGCGCTGATCGTGCAGCAGCGTACGGTAAAGCTATTGAGGATTCGTCAACGATGGATGATCAGGCCACTGCAGCGTTCGGGATGAACGACGCTTACAAAGGTTTGTTTAACACGTTGAATGATTTGCCTAAAGAGTTTGATGCTGTGAAATCTGCTTTGGGTGATTACACAGATGAGCAGAACAAGGCTGTTGAAGCTGTTATCACGTTCGGTGAGAAGGCTGGGAGTGTTCTTGAGCAGGCTGTTTCAACTGGCGGTGATCCACGTTTTCTAGGTGGTATTTTCAGGGCAAGACTTGAAGAGACATTGAAGAATGCTGGTATCCCACCGGAGCAGATCGCTGAGTACATTGGTTTGGCTGGATTGTCTGAACAGCAGATTGATGTGGCTATCAAGGTGAGTTTGGCTGCGGAAGAGCAGCAAAAGTTTATGAACCTGCTGGCGTTGTTTCAAGCAACGTCACAAGAGTTCGCTCCTGAGATTCTCCCGAAGATCAACGAGTTGTTTCTTGCGGGTAAGTTTGCTGAGTTGAACGCTTTGATTGTTGCTTCGCAACCGGGTGTTACGAAAACGCAACTTGATTTTGTGCTTGGCATATATCCTGATTTGGCACCAGCTTTGGCTGATGCCCAGAATCAAGCTAACGCTAACCCTGTTGAGATCCCAACAAAACTGGTTAGCCCGTTTGCTGGTGCCAGTACTTCTGGCAGCGCAAACACATATTTTCCTGCTGGTGTGAACCCGAATGATCTACCTGTTCAACAAGACGAGATCAACACAGGTTTAGATTTGAACTTCAACGGGATTATCGGGCGTGCTATTGGTGGGCCTGTTGGTGGTGGTCGTACTTACATGGTGAATGAGCGTGGCCGTGAGTTGTTTACGCCTAACTCGAACGGGTTCATTATGAACGCAGGAGATACACAGGCACTGTTGCAGGGTGTGTCGCAGCTGGTTAGCAGTGGGGGTGGCGGTATGGTGAATAACTTTACGGTGATCACTCCTGATGCTGAGACTGCTGCGAGTGCTACTGCACGCAAGTTGCGTGACGCTGCGTGGAGAAACTGAGATGGCTGGTCTGACGTACAACACACTTGCCGGTGACCTGACGATTGGTGGGGTTGCTATGAACTGCGCTGGTTGGAAGGTGCAGAACCTTGCGGAGCTTTGGCTCCCCGCACAACAGCGTGGCACTGATGTGATCCGGCCAGGGGTGAGCGGGGTCAAAGCCCGCCTACGCAGGGACACCGTGACCGTGCGCACGCTCCGGCTGCTGATCGTGGGTTCCTCGAGCAGGACCGGCACACCCGTCACAGACCTGTTTGAAGGGCTGCAGGCAAACATTGACTACCTGCGGGCAAACGTTGTTGCGCCCACCGGCACCACGGACGGCACACGCAGTGTTGTGTTGACTATGCCTGACGGGACTACACGCACTGAGCCTGCTCATGTGCAGCAGATGGAAGTGGGGCGCATCGTGGAGAACGGTGCGTGGGCCCTTGCCACTATTGAACTGTCAATCCCTAGCGGGCGCATCCAGTGACGCTCGAGGTTGAGGCACGGCTGTTCAACGCAGCGAACACCACACAGGTTGCAGCTTTGTCTGGTGCTTATGATGTGCAGTGGCAGGACGTGCGCAACCAGATTGGCAACTTCAGTTTCAAACTGGCGTTGGCCGACTCAGACTTTGCAGCACTATCGTTCGGGCTCACGTTCCGTGGCCTAGTTAACGGCACAGCCAAATGGGCTGGAGTCATCGAGGAGTTCAAACCTGTACCCGTTGACGCAGGCACAGAGGATCTTGAGGCTGTTGAGGTATCAGGCCGTGGCCTGTTGCAGCAGTTGGCTGAGTGTGCGGTGTTGCAGTCACCTACAGCTGCTGGGGCACCACCACCTGGTGCTGTTGCTGAGTTGGACCCGCCTATTGATGAGCGTGAGTTCGAGTGGTACGGCATTGACTTTGACGATTCCAACGGTGCCAGCGCATACAACTGGGTTGCATCAACCGAGCTCGCCACAATGGGCGAAGCATCCTCGGTATTCCCCGGCCTACCCGCAGGGATGCCCGCCATCGGAGCCAAATGGATATGGCGTGGAGCAGGCACTTCTGAGTACCGGTTGTTCAGGCAGTGGGTGAGTGTTTCTGCTGGGCCATTGTGCTTGGACTTTGCGTCCGAGGATGCCGCTGTGTACATCAACGGCAGAAGGTTTGGCACGAACAGTGCATACCAGGAGAAACAACGAGTCGAGTTCACCGCCACAACCAGCGGGTACATCCTGCTGGCGTTCGAGGCTCGCATTGGTGTTGTTGCTGGTGGCGGTCAGGGTTTGGTGTGGAACCTTACTGTCGGCCCAGAGGGTGCCACTGTGGCGACTTCTGGTTCAGGTTGCTACGTCTATAGCCAAGCGTCGAGCACTCCGAATATGACTGCTGGCGGCACGATGCTGGCACTGAAACCAGATCACCCAGCGTTGACTGGTTGGACATTCGACTTTACCGCCACCGCAGCTAGTGATTCTGCGTCACTCACAGCCACATCAGGTATCCCGCTGCGGATAGGTGATGACAGCGTGTTCGATGCACTGCTGCAATACAGCGACGTGTACATCGACTTCGATTGTGCCGCCACTGGGAAGACTCTGAAGATTTGGAACAAAGGCGATCACGATGTGGCATCGGCTTTGGCGTTGGTTGCTGGGAAGTCCACTGCTGGTATTGCTGATCCAACAACGGTGAATGTGTTGCAGTTGGAATGGGATGTGAAACAAGCCAGCTTTGATGCACTGTTGGTGCGTTGGGCTAGTGGTCGTTTCTCGTGGCCTGCCACACTGCCAGCTGTCCCACGGTGGCGTTCACTCGGCCTACCCAACATTGCCAGTGCAGCGTTAGCTGAAACGTTTGCCACAGCATTCTTGGCAAACCTTGGTGTCAACACGTACTCACCCACCTTTGATTTCCTGCCCACTTCAAGTGCGCAGTACCCGTACACGATCTTTGACAAGTTCTCAACACTTGATGTGCCCACACCTAACGATCTCAACACCACTGCAGCACAGAATGTGCAAGCCATCACCATCCAACAAGATGAAGATGGGTTGATGAAGGTTGCTGTCGAAACAGGCACCTTGCAGGAGTCACGCCAGAAGTATTTGGAACGATGGATTGACCGCTCTAGTCGTGGTGGTGCTGGCGGCCAGTTCTACGCAGCAGGCCAAATCGTCGGGTCCAACATTGCACGAGCAACTTCAACCACTGCCACTGATGTGATCTTGTTCTCTGCACGCAACGCAGCATCTGGTGATGTTTCATCAAGGACATCACCGCAAACAGGGCGCATCAACTCGTTACGCCTTGCAGGCCAAGGTGCCACAGCCACATCCACAGTGGCAGTGGTCATCAACGGCACCACATACACACTCACAGGTGCATCAGGATCGACTGCATACACGGTGCTTGATAGTGATGAGGCTGTGCTTGAAAGTGTGAACGTCCGCAGCGTGATAGCACTTACCGCCACTACCGTTGCGCATCCTTCGCTTGATGTGATTGCGAGCTACTCCGAGATCATCGCCTAATGGCTGCACCAACATATGTGCGTACAGCTGGTACGCCAACTGCTGCAGGCAACTCAAGCCCGATCAGTTTCAGCCTCTCAGGTACAACAGTAGGCAACCTATTGGTAATGGTGTTCTCTCAAGCTAGGCGTGAAACATCACCCTCAACGGTAACGTACTCAACGCCTACAGGGTGGACATACATTGGTGATCAGTACTATGCGCTTGCAGACCTTTCGCCTACTGGCGCAGATCACTGGGTAAGCACTGTCGCCTTTGCAAGGGTTGCGACTACTGGCATGAGTGGCCCAACGTTCACACACACTGGTACCGGTGGCTCGTTCGCTGATGGTCTGATCTACGAATACACGCCTGCAAGGGTTTTGGGCTTTGATACAGATTTTGGGTTGACTTCAAACCCAACACCAACAACAACATATGCGGCTGGGTCTGCTAGCAGCATTGTGTGGAACATTGCTTCGTCGAACGCACTGTTTGTCTCAACGACTTTCACGGTCACGAGTGCCAACAGTTTCACAACCGATGGTGCATCGGGTGCGACGATGTACAAGGGCACGTTCATGCATCGTGATGGCGTGTCAGGCACAACGAATCTGCCGACGCTCACAGATTCGTCTGCTGATTCAACAAAGAATTGGTATCCGTGGGTGAGTCTCGGCGTGGAACTTGTTGCGCTTGGCGGCATCTTTACAGACGGGGCATCACACCTATGAGAGACCTGACGATGGCTGATCGTTTGCATGGTGCTGGTCTTGTCGTTGAAGAACAACCAGGTTGGCAGACCAGAGGCAGTGCGTTGTTTGCTCCAAGGGCTGTGATGTGGCACCACACAGCATCAGCTATGGGCAAGAACCTTCCAAGCCTCAACATTGTCACCAATGGCAGGCCAGACCTTGCAGGCCCACTCTGCCATGTGCTTACTGGTCGTGATAACTGCAACGTGGTGATCGCAGCTGGTCGGGCTAATCATGCTGGTGCAGGGTCTTGGAACGGCAGCAGTGTCGGCAACAGTGCCTACTTCGGCATCGAGGTCGAGAACGTCGGCACAACTGCTGAGCCGTGGCGACCCGACCAGCTGCAGAACGTCGCCGAGGTCACCGCAGCGCTCATCGGCTATGACGCCGGCCTCGTCGCCGATTGTTGCATGCACAAAGAATGGGCACCGACTCGCAAGATCGACATGCACACCGTGTCGGGCAATGAGATGCGCTCTCGCGTCATGCAGCTCTGCCTCGGCACTCCACCGGCTCCGCCGACTCCACCCGCCAACTACATCAAGGATGCTCCCATGTTTATGATCTCCGAGGGCCTCGGGCTCTTCCTCCTGGTTAACGGCAAGTCGACCCAGTTCGCAACTCCGCAGGAGTTCAACAAAGCACGCGAGAGCGCTCCTTCGATCCCGACGGTCGTGCTGCCGATACCTCAAGCGAAGCAGCTCCTCGGATGAGCCTCAAAGACGAAGCAGTCCGAGCGTGGATCTATCGAGTCCTCACCGCTGCAGTCCCTCTCGCCATTGCTTACGGCATCGTCGACGGCCGCACCGCAGCCTTGTGGCTCGGTGTCATCGGTGCACTGCTAGGCATCGGTCTAGCATCAATGAACACAAGCACAAAGGGGCCCGACCTATGAGCGCACAAGTACAGCTCGACGACACCGGCGCACAAGTCAACTGGTCTGTTCGTGAGAACACCACATGGACAGATGACTTCACCGCAACCCTCACCGCCACCGGTGCTGCGATAGACATCACCAACATCACGATCACCGCAGAAGTTACCGCTGCACCGACCTCTGACACTGCGCTCAAGTCTTTTGTGGTGACCAAGACGAACGCTGCGCTTGGCCAGTTCAACATACGTATCAGCGAAACCCTCACCACGCTCGCCCCTGGCACTTACTGGTGGGCGATGCAATGGAACGACGGCACCGACGATGTAGCGCTCTGCGCTGGCCTGTTTGTTGTTCAGGATTGGACGCTCTGACATGACCACAGTAACGATCCAATCATCCAAGCCACCGATCACGCTCACCTCTGGCCGTGGCATCACAATCACCATTGATAGAAGTGTGACCACGAGCAGTGGTGGTGGGTCTGGGACTGTCACTAGTGTGACTGCAACTGCCCCTGTGGTCATCACAGGCACACCAACCACAACACCAAACGTGACCCTTGGCGGGATCAACGCAACGCAGACCACAGCAGGGATTTTCTCACCTGCCCGCCTCGGATCAGGCACCTACAACATAGATACATTTCTTCGTGGCGATGGTTCATGGTCAGATGATGTCCCCCTACAGATCAGTGTAAAGAACACATCTGGAGGTGCGCTCACTAAAGGAACTCCGGTTTACGCAACTGGCACTGTTGGTGCTACTGCTGTGATTGAGATTGCTGGCGCTGACGCTTCAGTAGGCGCAAAGATGCCCTCTATTGGCCTGCTTATGCAAGACCTTGCTAATAACGGTACGGGCCTTGTGATGATTATGGGGACTATCACTGGCCTCAACACCACTGGCTATGGAATCAACTCCGGCATGTTTGTTGCACCGGGTGGTGGGCTAACCAACACCAGACCAACAGCAGCAACAGACCTTG